GCCTGTTGACCTTGGCGTGATTGTCCATCGGAATGTTCCTTCGTGGCTGTCCCTTCCGGGCCCGCGCCGCAGCGCGAGGCCGGGAAGGGCCGGGAGAGCAATCTCCCGGCCCAGCGCGACGATCTCAGACCGGGGCTTCCTCCGAAGCGGCTGCGGCGGGCTCGGGTTCGGCTTTGGGGCTGGACTTGGCCCAACCATTGGGGGCCTTGACCAGACCATCTTCGACGAACCTGTCGACGACATGCTCCGGCACTTTCGGCTTCTTCGCTTCATCAAGTGAGGAATCCGGGGCACCGACAACTTGGCCGTAGCCTTCAACAAAGACGGTGAACTCGCACATGGCGATGCAGGCGATGGTTTTCATGGCCATCGCTCCTTATGCGCCGCTGCGGCCGGAAAGCAGGGCTTCCGGCGTGGTGCACACATGGGCGTTGAAGGCGTCCATGCTGAGTTCGACATAGGCGTTGTAGCCCGAGGGATCGGGAACCTGGCGGGCGTAGTATTCTTGGCCCAGCGTGTTCACGAAATCGAGATCTTCGTCGTTCGGCGAAATGATCTTCTGGAACATGTCGGGCACGCCAACCGGGAAGAACCGGCACTTGTCGGTTGCGATCCCGATCGAGACCGAGCCGGCATCGGTGGCCGAACGATAGTTGATCCAGTCGACATCGCCGAAGTTGAAGGTCGAATACGCCTTCGCAAGACCGGTGCGCAGTTCCTGCGCGGCCTGCCAATTCAGGTAGGTCTGGCGAACTTCGCTGTTCGAAGTCAGTCCGTCGAAGAAGGTATCGCCGCAAAGCGCCACGATACGCATCCCAGGGACCGCGCGGCCCTGCAGGGCGTTTACGGTCGGACGGATCACGTTGGCCCGGATATATTCAGCAACGCCGGTGCGAGCAGCCCAGTTGAAGCCGAGCTCGGTCGGAGGCGAGATGCCAAATTCGGTGAACCAGTTGTAAAGCGTGCTGGAACCATCAGCGTCAAGCACATTGCCCTGGATCATGCCGAGCAGCCGGTATTCTTCGGTCAGTTCGTGATCGCGGCGCAGTTTGGCGTAGCGCAGCATCAGTTCCTTCTGCACTGCTTCGAGCTGGGTTTCGGTACCAAACTCGCGAATGTTTGCCAGTTCCACGGCGCGCAGTTCGTCGACCTTGGCGGTGCGGACGGTGCGGAAGTCGCGAATGTTGCGGCGGTCACGGGTCTGGCGGCTACGCGGCGAACCGCGCTCGGTCACCGGGATCAGGCGCTGGCTGTCAGCCATGCGTTCCACAGCGAACTTCTCGGTGTAAATCGGAACCTTCGAAACGAGGCCCGGCATCCCGGTAAGCAGGCTGGGGGTATATTTGAGATCGCGGATCGCGGTGGTCAGCGAGATCGACGAGAATGCCCCGCCGGCCGCGCCGCCCTTGAAAATGTCCATACCGATCATTGGAATTGTCCTTTCGAAACGGGTTTAGCTGCGGACAATGATGCCGACAGCAAGCAGGGCAGCATCGATCGCGGCCTTCTGCGGGGTGGTGGCGCCCGAGGGATAGGCAATGAGGTTGCGGTTCACGACGGCGAGACGTTTGATCGCAACACCCTTCACTGCGGCCAAGGTTGCATCATACGCCTTGTAGGCGAGGTAAAGGCCGGTGGTGTCCGCAGCGACCGCCGGGACGGTTGCGGCATCGGTGCCCTTCACGACCTGCATCGGAGCGATGCTGGCGCCGCTCGAAAAGGTCACCGGGTCGAGCGAGTAATCGGGGATGCAGAACATCAGCCCTTCGGCGCTACGTGCGCCTTCGGTGTAAGTGGTCATCGAAATGTCCTTCCGTTGCTAACGATCAGCCGTTGTGGCCGTTCATCTGGTTGGCGAACTCAGCACCCTTGGCGAAACCGTCGGCGATTGCCTTGGCTTCGGCCTGCTCGGGCTTGGCTGCATCATCGGCTTGAATGCCGGAGTTCTTGTTTTCAGCGATGGCGGCTGCCATTTCGGCACGGGCAGCGGCATCATCCTCCTCCTTCGCAGGAGCGATGGCAGCGGCAGGCGCGGCAGCAGCGAGGGCCGCATCGATCTGTTCGGCGCTGAGGTCGGTGGCGAGCAGGGTCTTGGCGAGCGTTTCACGGCCCGCAAAATGCTGGCTGCCCAGCACGGCTGAGAAGCGTGCAGTCGCGGCATCAAAGCCTTCCTTGCGCGCAGCCGCCTTGGCGGCATTCATTTCGTCTTCGGTCATATCCTGGTCCTCTTCAGGGTTGGATTCGGTTTCAGTTTCATCTTCGGTCTCGTCGGTCTCACAGTGACCGGGGAGGGGTTTGTCTTTGGCGGGCGCGGCCGACGACAGCGCCAGCCGATGCGCCGCGAGGCGCTGGCTGATCGACATGATCATTCCTTTCGGTGTTAAGCGGTCAGACCGACCGGATTTCTTCGCAAAGCAGGGCCCATGCCTCAGCTTCGGAGCAGACTTCATCGAGCAGGCCAGCCTTGAACATATCGACTGCGCCAAGCGTTTCACCGCGGGTCGCCTTGACCTGCTTGGAGGTCAGGTCGCGCATGGCAGAGACAAACTCGACCAACATCTCGCCCTGATCATCGACGATCTTCTGGTAACCGGCGATAGCTGCGCTGGTCAGTTTCTCGCCGGGCTGCCCGAGCGACTTTTGATCCGACCATGACGAGCGGATCACAACCGGATCGAGCCCGACCTTCTCATGGAGCTTGCTGCTGTCCATCAGGTTGAGGATCACGCCCAGGCATCCGCCAAGGCAGCTTTCTGGCCCAAGCACCACGTCGGCCGCGCTGGCCAGTACATATCCAGCGCTTGCTGCAGTCTCGTCGACATAGGCGTAGATCGGCTTGCCGCCCTCGGCCTTGGCCATCATTGCAATTTCATTGGCAGCCTGGATCATGCGCGCAGTGTGCCCGCCAGGGCTATCGATGATCCAGAACACGCCGCGCACATCAGGGTCGCGGGTTGCTTCACGCATCTGCGCCACGACCCGGTCGTAACCGATGAGGCCGCTGTCGGCATCCATGAAGCCGCCACGCTTGACCGTAGTTCCAATGCTCCGAACAACCGCGATGCCGTCCTTGATCGGGAACGACTTGCGCTCCCCGTCAACCCATTGCGTCGCTTCGTGAGCAAAGGCCCGTGGCTTGAGGTCGAGCACTGTTGCGTCGATGCGCTCAGGCAGAGATCCGGTCACCCGGTTGCTGGCTGCCTGGCACAGCGCTTCGTTGCGCAGCGGCGTGATGGCCAAGGGTTCATTGTAGAGCAGGCTTGCCCACAGCGGGAAACTGGTCACTGGTCGGGCCCTCCCGTTGGTTTGGCCTTGGCTTTCTTCTTGGCGGCTTCGTTCGGCACACCATCCTTGTCGCCGTCTTGCGGGTTGCCGACCGCGGCGGAGCCATCCTCGCCATCTGAGGTCGTGGTTTGGCCCTTGGTATTGTAATCAGGCGGCGGCAGCCCGCGCTCGTTGAGCTCGCGATAGAACGCGGCAGCCTGGTCCATGATCTCCGACGGCTCACGGCGGCGCGCGATGATCGCTTCATACGGGCTTTCGCGGTAGGCCGCGGCGTTGAGGCTATGGGCCCGTGCTTCCTTCTCGGCATCAACCACGCCGCGATCCGGCCCGATCCATGTCGTGTTGGTCACTGCTGCCATCTTGCGGTAGAAATTCACCGGGCCGCCCGGGATCTTGAGATCGCCAGTCGAAACGTAGTGCTCCATCACTGCGAGGTTGATCGGCTGATTGAACTGCTGGGACCAGAACTCCCGTTCAATCTCGACAATCCGGTGCCGCATGTTCTCGATCGCGCGCATATTCGACAGGTTGATGCCAGCATGATCCTGCGAGATCTCGGGGTAACTCTGGCCGGTGGAGGCCGCGACCTTCGACAGATGTGAGCGCCGGAGCTCGGCATAATTGTCGCCAGGCGTCACCGGCGGCATGAACTTCACATCTTCGTCGGGCAGTAACATCCGCATGAACAGGTTGCCGATCGCCTTGATCGGATTGTTCGAGCGATAGTCGACGTAATTAGCCAGCGGATTGTCGTCGCTGGCTCCGGTCGGGGCGAGCGCCTCTGCCAAATCCTCGGGCGTTCCAGGCGACTTGATGAATGCGCCCATCTGGGCTTCTAGTTTGGCGCGGTTCGCAATGTCGCCTTCATAGCTGTCGAGCATCTTACTGACGATCAGCGATGGCGCCATCGGCGAGATGCCGCGCACCTGCTCAATGAACCGGGTGTAGCTGATCAGAAGCAGATTCGGCAGCCCGGTTGCTGAGCGGAATGGCACGCGCTCGGGCTGGTTGGTGTCTGGTCCAAGCGCGGTCGAGGCGGGGTGCCGGGGGCGGATCCACGCCGCGACCGGTACGCCTTTGCTGTATTCGATGCCGTTGCGGAAGTTAGGGTCGTTCTCACCCTTGCCCATCGGGTTTTCAAGCCGGGCTGGATCAATGAGAAGAATATTGACAGGGCAGGTTGCGCCACGTTCGTCGCGGCGGATCTCGACAAGAACTTCACCGCCGCGGCGAAAATTGAGCCGGGCTTTAGCTTCGAGCCGACCAAAACTCTCACGCATCAGCGCATCGCAGCGGAACAGCGGATCCTCAGCCCAAAGCCGGTATAGATCACGATACTGCTGAGACCATTTCAGCGACCAATCGACATCTTTCCCGAGTACGCGATAGATCGGTGTCGGCCAGGGTTGCAGGCCGGACCCGACAACCCGTTCCCAGTCGCGATCGAGCGCACCATTGATCCAGGCGTTGTTGCGATCTTCGTCCTCTGTACGCCCGGTAATTGTGTCGCTCGCTGCACGGAACGTCGATTCAGCGTGTTGACGGCGGCGCGTCCACCCTGCAGTTTCAGGACGGTCATAGCGGCCAGCATCATAGCCGCCATCGCGCCCAAGGAAGTACGATCCGAGGCTGCGGGCGCCGTTCGCCAAAAGGCTTGAAAGTTTGACCATCAGTGCTTCCACACAAGCTCAACGGCGCCGCGGCGCGACCCGCCGGCAGCAAGGCGCTGTTCACCAGCAATCAATCGATCTACCTCAACCAGTGCCGCATTGATCTCGGCATACTTCATCGCCTGATACTTCATCTTGTTGCCGTAGCGCCCGTTCCAGACCTCGATGACGGTGCCGCCAGCGGCTTTGAGCAGCGCGGCCTGCAGCGCAGCCTTGAGCGCGGTGAGGCGTTCGAGTTCGGTCTGGGCGACGGGGCCGATCGCGTTGTCAACGATGTCGACGCCGAGCGCCACTTCCAGAACCCGCGCGCCAGAAGTGGTCGCGGTGATCGTGAACGCGGCGCGTTGGCCGTGCGTTCCGCCGGTAAGCCAGACGCGCGAGACGGGGGACGCGAGGCTGTTCGACGGATTGGTCGTCCCGGCAGCGTCGATAAACGCCACAACCTGCGAAGCCACGGTTTCACCTTCGCTGAGCTTTGGGCTCCAATCGAAAGCGAAATCTTTGGTTTCGCTCGGGTCAAGGGTCTCTTCGAAGACTTCCAAGGCGATCTCCTATGCCGCCCGTTTCGGGGCGGCGGCGTACAAGGTGCGACGCGATGGTCCAGCCGCTGCACTGCGGCCCGGATCACCGGCTGAAATGTTTCGGCTATCGTCAGCCATAATCTCGTTCGTGCGGGCCGATCCGGCCAAGGTCCTGCTTTCGGCCGGCGCACTAACCGGGAACACCACCACGTTGCTGGCCGAATGGCCGTGAAGCGCATCGTCTGGCTCAATCAGCGTGCGCGCCACCAGGCAGGGCTGCGATGCTTCGTGCCCGTGAAGCCCGCCATCGACCGTGATCGCGGCGCGCGATGAAAGCCCTGGCTCGCTGGCGCTGTGGCCGTGCGATGTATCCGCAGGCTCAACATCGTTGGCTGCGACCAGCGCCGGAGATCCAGCGTTGTGCCCATGAACCGCGGTATTGACCTCAAGCGCGGCGCGCGAGGCGACACTGGGCGATCCGGCCGCATGACCGTGAGAAGCCGCGCCAGGCACAACTCCGATTGCCGGAACGGTGAGTAATGGCGCACTTGCGCTGTGCTCATGCGTTGCATCGCTGGCTGCGATGGCAGCCCGCGAAGCGAGGCTTGGCGAACTCGAACTATGCCCGTGCTGCCCAGACGCGACCGCGATCGATGCTTCCCCCGCCAAACTGGGTGATCCAGCAGCGTGGCCGTGCGCCGTATTGGCCGGCGTGACAGATGCTTTCGCGGCAAGAGCCGGTGAAGTTGCTGACTGGCTATGCGCTGCAGTATTGACGCTTATCGTTGCTTTTGCCGTGACCGAGGGCTGCCCGGCGGTGTGGCTGTGGTCAGCGGCGGCCGGCGCAACAGCCGCCTTCGATGTCAGGCTCGGGCTTGTGGCAGCGTGCCCATGGTTCGTGCCGTTGACGCTTATCGCCACGGTGGGCAGCGATACCGTCGGGCTCGTCGCGGTATGGCTATGATCTGCGCTGGCCGCTGTGACCGAAGCCTTGACCGCTATGATTGGTTGGGTCGCGGCCTGGCCATGGCTTGCGCTGGCCGGCGCGATCCCAGCCTTGCTCTCCACGCTGGGCGATGTGCCGGTCTGGCCATGACTGGCGCTGTTGACTGTTATTCCGGCCTTGAAGGCCAATGTCGGGCTAGTTGCGGTGTGGCCGTGCGCGTTCGCCGCTGGCGAGACCGAAGGATTAGACGATTCATTAAAGTAATCCGCCAGCAGGATCGATCCAGCCAGGCCATCATCCCACTTGTCCGAACCGCCGGGCAGATCGTTATCGAACTGCCCCCAAAGGTCAGCCATGAATAATCTTGCCAGTCGCCCGCACCGCGCCGGTGGAGGTGGTGGTGGTCTGCTGAATGCAGAACAGCGCGGAACTGTTCGGAATTTCAGGCAGGCCCAGCGCCGCCCAGTCCGAAGTAAACCGCGCAGTGGCGGCGCGTTCCGGCATGACGAAGCGCCACTTGTTCGGGCCATCAGCCCAGATCGTGCAAGGATCGATGTCGATTTCCTCGATCGAGATCGTGACCAGCGGCGCATCGCTGCTGTCTTCAGCCCAGCCGCAAGCCTTGAAGTACGGCGCGGCATCGGGATCCTCGAAACCGTAGGGAATCGTGGGATGAAAATCGAGCCGGCCATGCTTGACCCGCTGGTTGAAGACGATCACGTCCATATCAGGTTCCTTATCGGTTCAGCGCATCCAGGCGCTCAAGCAGGTTGCGTTTCGGTGTTGCCGCTCCGGTCGGCGCCT